TGAGTTTTGCGCTGAGAACATTCTCGATAAGATGTGGATGTACAGCCTTGAAGATATCCAGTTGTGTTTAGATCGTGGTGCTATTGGTGCGTATGGTACCATTTACAACCGCATCGACCCGGCAACTATACTCGCATGGTTTCCGCTTTATGATGCGCAACGCCAACTTGCGGTTGATGGAATTAATGAAAAAGAAAAGCAAGCCAACAACATCTACGAAATGTTCCAACACCCGCAGGTTGTGGATGCTATCCAACAGGCAGCGGATAAGTTGAAGATACATGAAGCCCCGGCACAAGAAGCAAAGCGCAGCAATCCACCACAGATTGAAATAGCTTTGATGCGTGAGTACGATGACTTGCCTACATGGGACAATGATATGCGTTTCCGCGTGTACAAGAACAGACCTTACCAGTTCACAGAGTACAGGCAAGAGCGTTATAAGGAACTAATCGAGAATCAAAATGAATATTGATATAAACACAATGATTACAGAAAAGGAATATGCAAATGCATTAGCTATAATTGCAGCATACAAAGAACAGCTACAACATAGAATTGCTCAAATTGATGCTGTCGATTTGAATAATTTAGATGTTGATCCAATAGCAAAATTTAGAATTACTAAGTTAATTGATATGGATTTAGCGAGGCGTACTATCAATGTTTTAGCACCAATGTTTGATGATACTGATATCAGATGGTATCAGGCACGAGTGCAAGATTTAGCTATGTTTAGTAAACATCAATACAGGCGTGCAAGAATGTGTGGTAAAAAGACATTAGATGAAATTCAAGATATATGTGAGAAGGCAGATATACAATTAAGACTAAGATGATGAAGTACGATCAACACAAAGAAGTCGAGTTGTTACGCAAGTTGTTTGTGCTAACTGCTAAGCGTAGTATGCGTCCATCAATGACCGATAATATTGCAATGCGTCTTATCTTTGAGGAATTACATTTGTTAACCGACAAAGATGAATATAAGCTATGACAATAGGTGAATTGTGGGATAAGCTTGCACAGTATTCCGATGATACAGAAGTATACATCGGTTACATCGAAGGTCATAGTATCCAACAATTAGACTTCAATATAGTTGAAACAACAGAGCTGGGTGGTAAGATTACCATATCACTCATGTACGAAGATATTAACGTAATCAATAATTAAACACAATGAGTAACTATCAAATGCAAGAGGGTCAGTTCACCCTATTCAAGAACAACAACGTGGCTAACAACGGGCCGCAGTACACTGGTGAAATCATGGTTAATGGTAAGAAGATGCGCCTTGCTGCGTGGGTTAAAGAAGGCAAGAGCGGTAAGTTCTTTTCAGGTAAGATGTCCGAGCCATTGGTTAAGCGTGAAGAAGTGGACGATTCACAAGGCACAGGTGATTTGCCGTTCTAATGATTGAGTACCTACCGAAACAAAATGAAGCACTACGCGTACTGGGTAATTCACACCCGGCACGTGTGGTGCTATTCGGAGGTGCGGCAGGTGGCTCAAAATCTTTTATCGGATGCGCATGGCAAATAAGCCGCAGGTTCAAGTATCCGGGCACGCGAGGTCTGATAGGTCGCAGCAAGTTGGATACGTTAAAGAAGACCACGCTAAAGACTTTCTTTGAAGTAGCGCACATGTTAGGCTTAGCACCTAATGAACACTACACCATCAACAATCAAACAAACGTAATAACGTTTAGCAATGGCAGCGAGATAATCCTGAAAGACTTGTTTGCCTATCCAAGTGACCCCGAATTTCATGCGCTCGGAGGTTTGGAGTTGACTGATGCGTACGTAGATGAAAGCGCACAAGTATCAAAAAGGGCAATAGACATACTCCAGTCACGTATTCGATTTAAGCTACGCGAATATGACTTACCACCAAAGATGTTACTCACATGTAATCCATCAAAGGGATGGCTTTACAATGAGTTCTACGCACCGCATAAGATGGACAACCTGCCACAGCATCTTGCATTCATTCCATCGCTGCCAACAGACAACCCACACCTACCTGAAAGCTATCTTGAAACGCTAGAACGTTTGCCCGAAATAGATAGGCGAAGGCTGCTGTATGGCGATTGGGAATATGACGAAAGCGTAGACAACCTTTACCAATACGATGACTTAGTGCGCTGCTTCCGGGATGAAGAAAGCAAAGGCGAAAAATATATAAGTGCCGACATCGCACGACTTGGAAAAGATAGAAGTGTCATTTGTGTGTGGCATGGATTGCAGTTAATGGAAATACACGAGCTGCGTAAGCAGCCTATCACCACCGTAGTTAGCACCATTCGCCAACTATGCGACAGGCATAGCATCAAACTTAGCAATGTGATCTGTGATGAAGATGGAGTAGGCGGGGGTGCGGTTGATGCGCTCCGTTGCAGGGGGTTCCTTAATGGTGGGCGTGCTAAGCAAGCCGATAAGTTCACCAACCAAAAGGCGGAATGCTATTTCAAGTTAGCAGAATTGATTGAGCAAAACAAAGTAATCTTCAAAGTGAATCAGTTCCGGGATGTGATAGTGCAAGAACTGGACATGATACGCCGTAGGCAGCCCGAAGCAGACGGCAAACTCGCAGTAATTAGTAAAGATGAAATAGCACGCATGCACGGTAAGTCACCCGATTACGCTGATGCTATTATGATGCGCATGTACTTTGAACTATTCCCAAATTACGGCAGCTATTCGTGGGCGTAGTGTACCCTTGAAGGTATAAACGAGGGTAATTGTGTTGCATTTATACCCTTATAGGTATAGTCAAGGTGGTTACAATCTGTAACCAATTGCAATTTTAACAATTTTTAACAGGGCATATGTAATTATTTGCAGTACATTTGGCCATCAAACAACAACAAAAACACAAAGCGATGAACACAAAATTCCAAACCCTACTCAGTGCTTACTCAGCATTAGAAGCAAAGCAAGACAACGGCACTATTACAATGACAGAAGAGGCAGTTCTTTGCCGTCTTTCAGAAATGTTAAATGAAATGCTATTTAATAAGTAACCAATAAAAATCAAAACTATGAAAGCAAGCAAAGTAATTAAGTACATCGTTTACACCGCAATCGTTTTAGCAATTCTTAACTATTGTCAAGAGTTAAATGATTGCCTAATGAAGTATTAATTTGTATCTTTAAATCCAAATCAATAATAACATGAACTTTCACAAAGACAATCTAGAAGCATTGCAGAAGTTTCAGCAGATGCTCAATGCAGAACCTGATGAACTGGGTATTGAATCAACACCCGATAAGAAAGCGCGCACGCTAGTCATTAGCCACGTAGAAACCACCTTAGACGAACTCTTCTTTGGACATTGGCGCACTGAGAATTTCAAGTGGGCGGTATTAGCTAATGAAGTGCAGGCATCAATGGATTTAGTGGTGATACATCCCATCAGTGGATATGAATTAAGGCGTACAGGGGCGGCATCTGTCATCATTATGGTGGACAAAGTACCGGATAATGTAACAGGCAGCGACCGCAATAGATGGGCATTAAACCCTGATAATAAAAAAGCTAATGCAATGGACTTAGCATTTGGTAAACTCAAAGCAGAGTGCCTTAAAAACGCTGCATTGTCATTAGGCAAAGTGTTTGGTCGTGACTTGAATCGTAAGAACAAAGACACATATAAGCCATTCAAGTTGAAAGGCGCACTAGGTCGTGGGCATGAGCAGGACGTAGCGTATGTGCGCGAACTTATCGCAGCTTCAACCGACCTCACACAGCTGCACAAAATCTTCAAAGCCTGCAGCCCTGAGGTATTGGCTGAAGTAGGTGATGAAATCAATAACAAAAAGCAACAGTTCGGAATTTCCGAATAGTTGTATATTTGACCATCAATCAATATAACATGAACAACACACTATTCAGAGCGTCACAACTTGGTAAGTTGATGACCGATGCTAGGACTAAATCAGGACTTAGCGAAACCACAAAGAGCGCGCTTCTTGAAGTCTACATTCAGCAGAAGTACAATCGCTACAAAGAGATAAGCAACAAGTACATCGAGAAAGGTCTAGCCGTAGAGAATGATGCCATTGATATGTGGCGCAGGTCACGCGGTGAAATCGTATTCAAGAATGAAGAGATGTTTGTAAATGAGTACATCAAAGGCACGCCCGATTTACTTATCAAAGATGATGAAACAGGACTGGTTGTAAACGTGCCTGATATCAAAAGCAGTTGGGACATACACACCTTCATGGATGCAAAGCAGAATGATATAAGCAAAGATTACTACTGGCAGGGGCAGGCATATTGTTGGCTCACGGGCGCACCGCGTGCCACGTTTTGCTATGTGCTAGTAAGCGCACCTATTGAAATGATTAACGATGAAAAATACCGCCTATCGCGCAGACTAAATCTTATTGATCCACAAGGTGACCCTGTATTTTTAAAGAAGGCAAAGAGCATCGAACGTAACATGATATACGATATGCCACGATTTCTTCGTGAATACCCGGATGCAAACCTAGAAACACCACGCGATGAATGGGCGTTTGATATACCCATTGCTGAACGCATACACGAAAAGGTTGTTGAGTTTGATGAAGCGGCAATCGCAAAGCTTCAGGAGCGTGTACCAATGTGGCGTGAATACTTAAATACTTTAGCACTATGAAACGACCACTAAGCAACCGAAGCCAGCAAGCTGCAAATTATTATGATGAATCCTTTCGGTACTTCTGGAAACTCTATTTAAATCGTACTATAACCAAAGCAGCGTTTATTAGGCTAATGAACGAAAGTAAAGAAATAGCCGAAACTAATTGCCGCAAAGATATTATTCAAGCCTTTGATATGGGTTTCAAATATGGCGTGTTTTGGCATATTGAATCATCAAACACAAAAGAAAGTATAGGTAAATATGAAGGCACTGAATACTACCAAAACATATTTGAAGGAGGTGATAAATGAACGCACTTTGTACATTAATCATATGGGGGGGCATGCACTATGCAACCCCGGCATGGATGGAGAAACAGATTCCCGCTTGGATGTGGTCACGATATGAAATACACATAGCACCATACGGTACTAAGCTATCCAGTATCGCAAACGTAGACCCGAAGACAACCGCACTCATAGGATTTAGCGCAGGAGGTTTGGATGTGCTACGTAACTACTCACAGGATTATGCAATGGTGGTACTGCTTGACCCATCAACTCGCATGGATTATGCAAAGATTGCATACACCACTAACACCTACATGTTTTACAATCAATCTAATTGGGGCGGCACTAACAAGAGCATGGATGATGTAGCCAACCAAATCAATGCGACAGGTGGTAAGGCAGTAAGCATGAAGCTTAAGCACAACGAAATTCCCGCATACTTTTTTAATCACTTTAAAGGCGACTACTAATGAAAGCAATGACCATTGATCAACTCAAAGACCATGTGCGCAATTCGATGCAGCACTATTACAACAAAGAACAAGTAATTGAACTAATCAATAAGCTAAACAATGAAAGCAAAAGACAAAGCATGGCAACTGTACTCGAACTATTTTGATATAGTCGAAGGCGAAAAGCAAGAAGGTAACTTAGTTGATATACACATCAAAGCTTTGAACGCTGCGCTGTACTGCGTAGATGAAGCCATAGTAAATGCACCTACCGACATAGTAAATGACTTTGAAGGTACAGGTGAATACTACAGCGTTAAAGCCTACTATCAGCACGTGAAAAGTGAAATACTAAAACTCAAAGCACATGACAAGAAAACAACTGCAACAGTTTAGTGTTGATGAACTGCGAATGCTACGGCATAGATACCTAGCAGATACGCCAAAAGGCAGCACGGAATGTTGCCGGGTGAATCGCATCATTCACCGAATCAATCAAGAAATAGATTTTCAAAAAACATTTTTAATACATGAGTGAAACTAAAAAAGAAACCGCGCTGCGCACACTTAGCAAGTCATTACGCAAAAGATTCCAAGGCAAAACTGTAAACATATCTTGGATAGAACTGGATGCGTTTATGATGAAAGCGCAAACACGCGAATTAGAAAACATACTTAATGCCTACAATGAAGGCTATAACGATTGCAAAGCAGGAACACCAAACAGAACACAAGATGAAAGCAACACTAACATTTAACCTGCCTGATGATGCAGTAGAATACGAATACACTTTGAACGCTGCCCGGTATAAAGATGCACTTAGCGAGATCATGGAATTGATGCGCAGAGAATACAAGTACGGTGAACACGTTGAAGAAGTAAGTGATAAGATTGCAGATCTGTACGATAGGTTTATAGATATAACTGAAGGGCTGCTCGATGAATAGGTTTCTAATCCTTAGCAGCGGGCGCATCATTGCTGCACCTTGCGATAGCCATGCTTCCAAAGAAACCTGCCCAGTGCTTCACCTTCCGCATCAACCTTTTCCTCACTCCACTCAGGCTGAATGTGATGGAGGTATTCATGAATTAAGACAATGAAATAGCGCAGCGGTGGTAGTGTAGGGTCTATCTCAATCACATTATCACTATACAGCCCATCCGCTTTTTCGCGTCCAAGTTTGCGCTGAATAACTTTAGGATGTGGTTTGCGTTTCATTATCTTTGCGACATAGTGTAGTGGTTCATTGCATTATTGTTTTTGTTATAAATTGATACAATCAGGCTCCAAACGTGGAGCCTTTTTGTTATCTAATCTTGCCGTTAACAATCCTGTAATTACTCACTTCAAAATCTCCAGTATCCATTACGCGCACATGTGCAAAGCCATGATGGTGCTTATTGATGGGCATGTAATCAGGGTGCAGCTCACATAGACAGGCCACGCTCCAACACGTTGTTATCTTGCCATTGATGTTAGGCTCTGTATGTTCACTTGCTTGGTGGTGGTGTCCACACAATGCGCTGTCCTTTGCTCGCAAGAACAAACCGCGTGCGATGTTTACGGGACTGAATACCGATGCTCCCAGTTCATGCCCGTGTAATATGGTCAACTTGCC